AAAAGTGAAGGCTGCAAATTATTACAAATGTTGTTAAACCACCAATTGTATATCTCCACTTCTGTTGAAATTGCTGTTGCTCCACCCCAATATGAAGGAGTAGCGTAGTAGTTGTTTCCACAACTATGCGTTGTATAATAAAAAACTTGTGAGTGATGTTCCGTATTGGCAGGATTGAACGCTGCGATTTTACGAGGAACAAACTTTTTGGGATACGCCCAATCTGCAGAATAATAATAGTGATTTACTTTATCCAAAGCATCACTCTTTTCGGCTCTAATTTTTGATGCGTCCATATAGTATATCTCAAAACCTTCTTCTCTGTCTTGTCTCCAAACTATATTCAACGCAAATGCTCCATAAAGAATAAAATCCAAACACGCTTTTGACCACAAATCATAAATCGGCTCTCCGATTGTGTTCGACATTACCAATCTATCGTTTTCTCCACTCTTTAATGTAATTTCTTCACCACGCACACCATACCATTTTGTTTGTGTTGCCGCTCTGTGTGTCGGTGATGAATTGTAAAGGCGTATCAACTCCTGTGGAGCAAGGTTTGCAATACCATAATAAACCCACGGAGTGCGTGTGTTTATGATAAGATTTTCTTCAATGATAGGAACCGCAGCGGTTGCAAAATCAAATACCCTCAAAAGTTCGTTGTTTTTATTCAACTCCATATTCATAAATATACTTTTTCACAGAAAAATCAATTAGTTTGGTTCGCCAGGTGCAAAAATTATATTTGCGTTGTCTTCGTTGTTTGATATGTAAATATCATATTGAGAGTCCATCGTTGAAGCACTCTGTGGAAATACCTGTGCTTCCCCATTTTCCACAACATTTGTTGCCAGTGCAGGATTTAAGTTTCCTGAACCTGATGGTTGCTCATAAACAGCATACAAATAAAGTCCTTGATACGGAAAATTGACTTGACCCGCACCACTACCTTCAGTAAATGCAAACTCATCGTATCTAACCTTGTGCGTTGAAATGTCCGTTGGTATGAAACTCACCTGTGCTTTGGACATTATGTGCGTAAAGGAAAATAAATATTCAGGGTTCGTCAATTCACTATTCTGTGAAACGGTCACCACCAAAGTATTTGCTTGATTTGTTTTGATTATCAACATATTCAAATGTATAAAATATAAGGAGGACGATGCCTCCTTATACTTGTATCTTGGTTATTTACTATTAGCAACCACAAGAACCTACCGTCATACCTGCGACTACCGTTGAAGGTGCGCCTGATAATTCGTTCATTGGATTTGGTTCCAAATAGCCGAATGTTATATTATACCCGTTTTGGTCTCCAAGAGCTTTACCAGTCACGGATGTGCCAGCCGAAACATACGCTCCGTATGTTTGTCCGAGAAAAAAGTATTCACCATTATTGTCCTCTATGATGATTGCTAATCTCTGCGACTGAGCAAGTGTTTTAAGGATATTCCTCTTTGCTTGGTCAAGTTTTGAGAAATAAGTCACCGTTTCGCCCTCGTAGAAAACTGTGCCATTTTCCAAAGACGCATTTACCGTTTCTGTATGTTGAGAAGAAGTTCTAATCAACTCAAAACAATAAAACTCACCTGTCCCTGAAATCTGTGTGATTGTATCGCCAGAGTTTTGTGTAATTGAATCCACATTACAATAGTCCGCTATCCACATAGTTTTGAGACCGCCGACATTATCTCTACAACCCAACTGAATACCTGAAGTTAAATTACAACTCATTTTATATTAGTTTGATGTTATGTTTATGTTTTTAATAAAGGGGCTTTTACACCCCTTTATTGTTATAGTCCGTTCGTCACGAAAAACTCAGGAAACGCAATTGAAGTTCCCAACTTCCAAGCGGACATAATTCTTACTTCTTGGAAATCTTGAGACCACCACGCTCTGAAACTATCCTCGTCAGAAGTCAAATCTGTCCCTACGAGCATATATTGCATCGGTCCAATCACGATTAAATCACTTCCGTTCAATCCAGGAACCCCGACTACTCTGTAGTTAGTTTGTGGATGGAACACTTCATACACCTGTCCCAATTTTGGTTCAGTGAAGTGGAAGTTATTTACATTTCTCAATGCCGCTAAATAACATTTGAACTGCGCTTGAGACATATAAATGATGATGTCGTCTCTATCATAAACATTTCTGTCTAATTGATTGATAAGATTATCAATTTGAGTCAATACATTGTATGCTTGCTCTTGAATTGTAGCACCTGTAATGCTACAAAGAGCTGTTTGACCTGTAAGTGAAACTACACCCGCAGTGTTGTTAAACAACTGAATAAAGCCAGAGGTGCAACTTGTGCCTGATGTGGCATTCCAAAGTGTATCCTCGTTATATCTTTTGATTTGTTTTGTTTGCAAATCAATGATTGCTTGCTCAAATGGTGCGTTCTCGTTATAGCTTCCGCTTGAGAGGTAGGAGCCCAACCAAAGTGTATTTAATTCTTGCAAACACAAGCTTTGATTGACTTTATATGCACAAACCGTCACAGGAGCTACCGTAAAGGTCACATCTCCTTGGTCTGACCATCCGCACGTTGTGCCTGTCTGAACCGCTAAAGTTTCAGACAACAGATTCACATTTTGAGTTCCTTTGATGCCAGGTATTACATTTACATACTTCATCGTCACAGGAGTCAAAACCGCCTCACTGATAATATCAGGTGAAAGTTGGTCAACATAATTTGTTAAACCGCCGAGGTCGTAATTGAAATTCAGTTTTGTTAAATTGTTTTTCATTTTTTATTTCATTTTATTTTGAAGTTCCTCTCTCAATCTCTTAAAACCATCGTATTTTGAGTGAGTTTGCTTCTCTGTTTCGTTTATTGTTTTTTGAGTATAAACTCTTGAACCCGCAGGTTCCTTTGCGAACTTTTGAACTTTTGTTTCAAGTTCAGTTTGTTTTTTTGTGATGAGGTCAAGTTTCTCGTCAAACTTTTTGATTGCTTGTTGAAACATTTCCGCAATTTCCATCATAGTGGTTTCCATTTCCTCAACATTTTCACGCTGAGTGATTTTTCCATCTTTTGTTTGGACACGGATTTTTACTTCATTTCCACTTTCATCTTTGAGGACAACTTGATGTTCGCCATCAGGTGCCATTTTTTTCTCACCATCTTCGCCAACTACCATCACTTCTTCACCTACATCAAATGTTGGGGATTCCAATTTTTGTCCCTGTGCATCTTCTGCGATTGTAAATACAAGTGCTGTTGCGTCTTTAATGTTTTCAACTGCGATGGTTTTCTCCTCAGGTGTGCCAGTGCCTCTTTGTGCGTTTTGTGCTGAGGTTTGCACGCCTTGTATTTGACCACCAACGATGTCTAAAACCAATCCTGTGGAAGTTTCATATAAACCATCTGCTAAAGCACTTAAAGTATCGTCAAATCCTACTTTCAATACTCGTGCTCCCGTCATTGGTTTATCAGCTTCCATACGAATTAAAGTTCCGTCTTTCAGTTTTACATCTGCGAACATTTCGGACATCATTTCTTTACCTTTTTCTTCGTCCTCCACTTTTTTGATGTCTGTAGGTTGAGCCATATCAATTTTCTGTAGCTTACCTTCTTCATCTACCTCAAGGACGGTGCCATCATCTAATGTATGACGACCCGCAGGTGCAGGAATAAGTCCTTCTTCTGTTGCTACATATACCATCTGTCCGAGTTCCATTTCGCCTTCCATTTTAATTGCTAAACCTTGTTCTGTTTTGCCTTCATAAAACTTTTGTGCTGATAAACCCAAGATTGATTTGATACGAGCGATTGCTGATTTACTATTCATCTTTAATTGATTTAAGTATTTCTTTTATGTTGTTTATGATTTCCACCTCACTTGAAAAAAATGACTTTTCTGCAAATAAACCTTCAACAGAAAAACCATTTAATTCTTTGTTTTTAATTTGCTCCCATACTTTTTTGTCCTCTACCTTCATAGCGACATACCAAGTTCCAACAGGCAAATCAAATCCATAAGCGGCAGATTTATCTTTTACAGGGTCTTCACTTACCCAACTTTCCGTGATATACACTTTGTCTGCTCCAAGTTTTCGTCCATCGTGCTCTATATTTGTTTCGTCAGTGCGACGCTGTCTCAAAAACTTATTAGCCATTTTTTTAATTGTTTCTTTGGAGAAAAAAACATAGTATAGGTTTCCCAAATTATCGTATCTATGTATCATACGATTTGGAACCATAGCGGCACCTATCAAAATGCGTTTATCATCATCAAAGAAATATAATTTCTGTTGGCTCATTTTTGCGTTCCGTATTGTCTTCAATTTTGATGAAGCCCAATTTACACCACTCGTTCCTCCCCAACCTAACCACGCTACATAACCTGCGTCTTTCCACGGAGTTGAACTATATTCAGGTGCTACTTCACTATTTTTTTTGTGTCGTTGAAATCCACTCATACGAGCGATTGTTTCTTCACTTATATTTTCTCCTTTGCAGAGTTGGTTTGCTCGTGTCCAACCCACCTGCGTCATACCTTTCACTTCATCGCCGTGTTCATCACGCCATCTCAACGCTTTGCACGCATTGTTCTTTGCGGATTCGGGATAGTCATTATAGGATTTGAACTCTCGTTTTTCCATCTCTGCAGCCTGTTCAACAGGAATACAATTTGGAACTTCACGACCATCTAATATTTTTGTCCCGTATGGTTCGTATCCTTCCCAACACGCATCCTCTAATCCCATATCTTCACTCATCTTTTCTGTGTATCTCACTCCTTCACGCGGCACATTTGGACGCCATTGTTTTGATGGTGTTCCATCTGCACGCTTTCCGAGGATTGCTGCGGCTATTGTTGCATCTGTGCGTGTGTCGGGTTGCTCATCGGGACCCATACCTTGTTCTTCAATTAAACCTCTTCTACTATTTGCACTATTTACAATACTTCCCTTTTTTTTGTAAATCAAACGCACCCATAAATGACGACAATTATATGAACCACGCCATCTGAATATTTCATAAAAACCGAACTCTGAATTAGCCACACCATCACTCAAAGCGTCTATATCCTCTATGGTATAAACACGATTGGCAGACAACATATCTGCACAAAAATCACGAGTTAAATTATCATTTGGACCAATATATTTGTATCTAACCCTGAAGTTTTGTTTATCCAATGTGCTGTCCTCGTTCGGTGATGATTGTGTAAATCTTTCAGCGTTCATTTTCTCCACCACCTGTGGCGTAATTTTTTCTATACGAAGTATTTCCCAACCCTCCTCTATCAATTTACCATAGGGTTCGCCCAATTCAGTAAGTAATTTGTTGTGATTACAAAAGTCAGCGGGGACAATCTTATATTGATTGTATGGTTCAACAGGTTCATCTTGTTTGAATGCTAACCAATTCTCCTCGTGTGCTGGTTTTGATACTAATGAAATGGCTTCAATACCACCTTCATCTTCCATATCTTCAATAAAAAGCTCTACAATTTTTGTAGTCATACCTATAAATATATGTTTTTGTAAAAAATACCACCTTTACATCAGCGAGCGGGATTTTATCAATCTATCAAACTGTTGTTGGCTACTCATATCTTGTCCCACTACATAGGTTTTTACAGGACGCATCATAGTTTCTGTGAGTGCCTGTGTGAGATTTTCATTCAAGATAGTTGAAGGACTTTGTGATTGAACTAACCCACCCATTGCAAATCGTGGTCTGCGTCCATAGTCATTTATTGCGTTCAACATAGGGAGGAACGCATTTGTGGCACGGGCATTCACAACATACTCTCCGTTAGAAATCATTGCAGGAATACTATCACTTGTGGATGTGCCAGGTCCCGAAACAATACCACCCGCAGCCCTGTTTGCCGTCACTTTATATGGTGTTGCGGATGCAGTGTCTCCTCCACCTTCAAATTGTGTTGCCTTTATCTTTTTTATGTTTGTCGCTGTTGCTATACCCAACGCCGCGGCATTCACACCTTTAACAATCCAATCAAATGGGGATAGTAAAGTAGATGGTTGTGTGAGGATTTGCACCAATCCACTCGCAGCACTCATCACGGCTGTAGCGACCTGTAATTTTTTTCTTTTCTCAAACGCTGACTTACTTGTCTTTGCTTCCTCCTCTAATGAACCTGCAAGAGCATTTGTTAAAGCACCCAACGCATCTATACTCGCAGATATTGTTCTTCCTATTGAGGCAACTTCAGCTTGACGATTTTGTTTTCTTGCGTCCTGTGCATTTTTTTCTATTGAAGTTTTCTTTGCTTCATACTCATCAGTTTTCAGTTCCCCATCTTTGTATGCTTTTTCAAGATTATCTAATTCAACTTTTTCTGTTTCATTTATTATCTCAAGACGATTTTGATAAAATCCACGAGTTCCTTCTATGAGTGTGCTTCCGCGAAGTTCAAGTATTCGCAGTAGCTCCATCCTGTCTTTTTCGTTTTTGTTTTGCTCATCTTTACTCTCCTCAGCCATTAGTTCTTTCAACAGACCTTTATACTTCAATCTAATTGCATATCTAATCCGTCCCTTTTCCTCCTCTGACGCACCTGCAGCCTGTGCTAATTCCATTAGTGATTTTAATTCATCAGCCTGTTGGTTTTTCAGTTCCTCTCTGCGTCTTTGTCCCTCATCCTCAATAATGGATGTGTATAAATCACGAACTCGTTGGTTGAAATCTTTACGGGCATCTAATCTTTGTTGTTGTGCGTCTCTTTCGGCTTGTAAAGCTGCAGCACCCTGTGCTTTGATGTCTGCTAATTCTTTATCTCTTCTATCTTTTTGTTCCTTTGCTAATGCAGCGGCTTTATCATTTGCTTCTTTGGTGTCCTTTATACCCTTTTGTCTTTGTTGTTCTTTCTCCTCATTTGTTTTTGTTTCATTATCCAATTCAGCAACACGAATACCCGCAATCAATTCTTTCTGTTGTTCTTCTAATTTTCTGCGTTGTGCATAAACATCTTTTAAGTTTGCAGTATCATCACTCATCGCTTGTCTTTCACTTTGACTATTCTCCTCCAAAGCAAGATTCACCAAACGCAGATTTTCCTTGAGGTCTTCTACACCCTGTGTTCTGATTTGTGCTTCTGTTGCTCCCGCTTTTCTCAATTCAGCGAGTTTTATCTTTTGCCTTCTTGCCGCAGCGGCTAAATCCATATCCAACAACATATTTGTTCTCTCAATTTGGTCGTTGAGTTCCTTTTGTTGTTGTTCCGCTTCATCAGATGAACTTGCGAACTCCATCAGTGCATTTACAGCTAAACCCAAAGCCACAACTAACGCACCCACTCCCGTCGCTACGAGTGCTGCGGAGAATGCTCTCGCTCCTGCGGTTGCCGCAGCTTCACCGACACCCACTTTAACAAATGATTGTGCTAAAGCGTTATTCAAGACGGTATAAATCTTCGTAATACCTGTGACTTTTCCAAGCACACCTGCGACTTCCTTTATATCATCAATGGTTTCTTTGAACTGAAACTTCAGGTCATCTAAACTAAATGAACCGAATTGTTTGAAAAGTGAAATAGCACCATTTATTTTGCTGGCGATTTCACCTATGGGACCAGGTATAAGTTGAAGTGTTGTAATAAAATCTCCTGAACGCGTACGGGTGTTTTTCAGTTGGTCTTCAATACTTCCCAATTTACTACGCAGAATATCCAACTCCTTCGGTGCATAACCTGGCTTTTGGATTTCCTGTTTTAAGATTCTGATTTGTTGTTGTAGCGTCAGGGTTTTCCCCGCCACAATATCCAAATCTTTGTTGTCTATATCAAACTTTATCTGTATCTTTTGTGCCATAGTAAGTCAATTCCAAAATATTTTATCACGCTTCTGTTCATAATCATTACTTTGAAACTTTCGCGCAAATAGTTCAAATCCTCCATAACATCGTAGTCATCATTTATGAGTGGTATTTCCAACTCACCTTTGGGACCATATCTTTTTATTTCCATATTGAATTATTTTTAAGAGCACCCTTCACAAGTTCCGTCGTCGCTACAAGTTGTGACTGAACTACAAGCCAAAATTGTTGTGACGCCGCCTGTGTAATATGGTATGGTGAGTAAGTTTATACATCTATGCACAGCCTCACCCCCGTTTAACACTTCACTTGTTTCAGAGGTTGAACCACAAGGGGTGTAGAAAATGGTGGATTGAGCACTATCTTCGTTTTGGAACAAATAACAGAAACACTCTGCGGGAAGTGTTGCGCTCGGAGTTTGCGTTTGTGTTGGAGAAACTGAAACGGTTGTGCTCGGAGTTTGCGTTTGTGTCTGCGTTTGCGTGATACTCGGAGTTGGTGTTGAGGTCGGTGTCTCTGAAGGTGTTTCTGTTTGCGATGGTGTCTGCGTCGGGGATGCGCCTATCGTTGCTGTCGCACTCGGCGTTTGCGTTTGCGATGGTGTTTGTGTTTGCGTAGTAGTCGGGGTGACGGATGGTGTTTGTGTTTGCGTCGGCGTCATCGTGGGCGTCACCGCAGGAGTTTTGGAAGGAGTTGGTGTGGGGGTGACTGCAACAGGGTCGCAGTCAAAGTATATTCCGTTTTCATTCAGTTTTACAATATTGTTTGTGAGGTTGCCATCGTATGAATTGAAAAATCCTGCTACAAAAATAAATCCATTAGGTAGTTGTAAAAGGTGTTGGATTGCGTCCTCTGTGGTTGGTGAAGTGAAGTCCCCACTAAACCAGGTTGTATCTAATGTTCCGTCGTTATTTATTCTACTTACATTATTTATCGCTTGACCTGAGTAAGTGTATGCGAAACCAACACAAATATATTTATCTCCCTGTGTGATTACTTCATACTGATAGTTGCTGAATCCTCCTGAAACAAATGTTGTATCTTTTGTTCCGTTCGCATTCAAACGAATAATTCCTCGTGGTGTTGCGGCTCCATTATAGTTCACAAAATCACCAACAACAATTAGTTTTCCATCACTCAACACCTC